CGCGCCTGTCAAGCTTCCGGCAACGTGGAACCCGCTTTAAAGGATCGTAACCCATGGCCTATGAAGTTCCACCAACCCCAACCAACGTCCAGACCACCAATCCATACGTGGCTCTCGACCGTGGTCTGTTCCTCTCGCAGAAAACCAACCCGGCAAAGTATGCGCGCATTCACGCTGCTCGCTGGGTAACCGTAGGCCCTGAGGCAGCGGTGGGTGTCCTGGAATATCAGGTCATGGTTTACAACACCAAGCCCACAACCGCTGCTCAATACGCTGCCGGCACCCTGCTGGTAGCTCCTGGCGGCGGTAACTGGTTCGACACCTTCACCAGGGGTCTGGTCACTGATCCGATCCTGGCTGAATACTGGGCGATCGATAGCTTCACTTCGAACTACCTTGCAGCTGATGCGACTCGTCTTAAGGACGACGATAAGGCCGACAAGATCGTTCAAGCGCAGTTGTTCGTATCGACCATGGCGTCGTGGGCAGGTCTCAAAGAGATCAACCTCACTACCGTCTTCAATGCGGTAGCTGGACAACCACTGTCCCGCACCAGCATGAACCTTAGCATCGACTACGAAAAGAATGGCACCTCTGGCCACCTTGACGTAATCGATCTGCCGAGTGGGCGGTTCGATCCAGTGCATGTCGCATTGGACAAACTCCGAAACGTGTAGGTGAAAACATGGCTGGTAATCCCACCGTAACGCAAACCCAACAGTACCTCAACACCCTCGGCTTCAACTGCGGGATCGCTGACGGTATCTGGGGTAAGAACTCTCAAGGAGCCCTCGATCAACTCAAAGCCTCGGCTATCGACGCTTCTCATCCATACGGCGTGAAGAAGCTAGGTTGGGGTAAGAAGCTGAACGATGCTGAGATCGCCAAGGTAGCTCAGGTGGTCTCTAACCTGGGTCTTCCGAAGTCGATGATCATTGATCTCATGGCCTGCATGGCGTGGGAATCTGGTGAGTCGTTCAGTCCGTCGATCCGTAACCCCAAGTCAACTGCCACCGGCCTGATCCAGTTCATGGAAGCCACCGCAGTAGGTCTGGGTACCACCACCGCCAAACTGGCGAAGATGACGGTCATCGAGCAGCTGAACTACGTAGAGCGTTACTTCAAGCCCTACGCCAAGCGCCTGCAGAACCTGGGCGACCTGTACATGGGTATCATCTGGCCGGTCGGTATCGGCAAGCCTGATTCCTACGTCATGTGGAAATCCGGCGACAAGCAGTTCGAGCCGAACAAAGGTCTGGATGTCAACAACGACGGCCAGATCCTGCGTATCGAATGCCTGCACAAGGTCAACAACAAACTTGTGAAGGGCTTCCAGTCGCAGTTCGTCAAAGAACTCTGACAAAAAAAAAGAAAGCATAGAGCAGGTGGGTTTCCCCACCTGCTCCTTATGCCGCTTAGGCTTTCTGGTCGCGTAGACCTTTGTGCCATTCCATCGCAGATTCATGTGTGGTCACATGGAACTCGATCGGCATGAATGGCCAGCGCTCGGTGAACTCGTGGACCAGGTCACTGGCAAACTTCTCCTTATCGCCAATAACCAGCGTGCACGACGTGCCGCGATACTTCGTTTCCAACGACCATACACCGGCTTCGGTAGCCGTTTTCCAGATGCCGCAAATTTCCGGCTGATACTGGAGAGGGTTCTGGTGCACTAGTCGGTACATTCGCAGAGTGTACAGCGGGGTCAGGAACATCTTGGCAAAGATCTTCTGACCTTGTGCGGTCAAGTCACCCAATTTCACGTCAGGGTAAACGTGATTGTAGTAACTGGTTGCAGGTTGTGGGAAAATCACCCTGACCATTTGCTTGGTAGCCAGAGCGATCACGCTGGCCAGTTCGGTGGGGAGGTTGGTCTCGCGGAAAGCGTTAATGCGTTCAGTTTGCGATGTCGCCTGATCGGCGGTCACATGGATGAAGTGACTCCGATCGCTTTCGGATTTGTGTCGATCATGCACGTTCTTCTCATCACTGGTGGCTGCCAGTAGATGGGGTATATCGCTCACTTTATCGATCACAGTCTCCTGACCGAAAACTTCAAAGGTGAGTGGACCAGTCTGCAGGCTGGTGATTGGGTTTCGCATGGTGTAGCTCCTTTTGTTGGCTGCTCGTGTTCTGCCTGGTAGGACTTACGAGGAGTCAGCGCGGTTAGTGCCCGTCGGAATGACGGGCTCCTAATTACTTGTCGAAGAAGTAGAACTGACCATCGGCCAGGTGCTTCAACACCGCAACCACTTCGGCCTGAGCGAATGCGCATTCGAAGTGGAACGAGATGTAGTTGGCCAGGTTGGCGCAAAGATCACCTGGTACTGGGTCAGGAAGTTCATCGACATCGTATTCGTGCTGGAGGTTAATTCTCACCTCCGGCATCGGAACAACTGCCATCTTCTGACACAGCTCCAGCTTGTAGCCGGCCTCGAGCATACTGTCGAGGACGCCTTCAGCTGCGATCTCGGTATCGAGGTCATCGTGGAACAGATCACCAATAGCCATGGTGACCGCGACCTGCAAACGTTGATTGAGCTTCTTGCGCATGGTTAGGCTACCTTGTGCTCGACGACTTCGCCGTCCAGGATTTTGTTGATGAACATCGCTTGATCTTTGATGAAGGAACAGAGGCGCAGCTCACGGTTCGCATTGGTCTGATGGCGAATGTAGCCAGCTACCGTGACCAGGTCATTCGGCGGGAACGACGGTTCGATGAAGTCAACAGAGCCGCTGATGAAGTCTGAGACGCTCGTATAGCGCGTCTGAGCAGCGTTCCACACCAAGGTCTGGTCTTTGTACACATCGCTGTAATCAGCGAACATGTGCGTGCTGGCGAGCCCTGCTGCGAGCAGCATAGCCACGTCCTCATCTAGCATGAGCGCGAATTGACTCATGAGGATCTGGTACTTGTCGTTGTTCGGCACGTAACCGTGACGATACGAATGGACGTAGCGGAACGCATCGCCGAAGCGCTCGAGATACTGATCCATCCCCATCAAGTATTCTTCGCTGTGGATGTGGTTATGCACCCGGATGTTCCGCTCACGCAAAGCGATCGCGTCATTGTGACTGTTGGTCTTTCTCAGACCCTGGATGCCTGCGGCTGCAAACCCCAAGCCAGCTGCGCCGATCACGCCCAACGCGATAGCCTGTTTGATTGAAAGAGCCATGTTGCCTCCGTGTTTTATTGTGAATCGGATCTACGCCGAAGCGATCGTCCGAGTATTTGTTTGCTGATGCCTGCCCAAAGGTCTTCACTATCGGGCGCTGGCACATCTGGGTATTTCGGATAAGTGGCGGCGATATCAATATCGCCATCAAAGTCTTTGTTCAGTCTCGTTTTCGAGAACTGCCCTTCAGATTCACCCCCTTGATCTCCGGAAAGTCCTTCGGGAGCATGAACGATGGGGAAATGAAGAACCGTTGGGCCAAGGTCAGTGATTGTGATAGTGATTTCAAGGAGTCTTCAAGTAAGATGCTAGAATCGTTAGCCAGGGTAGGTGGGGAAACCCACCTACTCGGACTCCAGGGTGGCTTTGCCTTCTTCGCTCACCTTGGCCTTACGTTTACGGTTGCCGGTGCTCGAAAGGTTCTGGCTCCATGAACGCATGATAGTCATGGTGACCTCGTCGTTGAACTTCACGCGATACTTCACGCCGGTAGGGGTCGTGTGGATCACGGTAGCGCCGGGGTGGTTACGATCGAAGACGTAAGAACCGATCATCTCCAGAGAGCCGTCCTGAATCAGGTCGATTTCCAGATGACCGTTGTCGTAACGCTCGATGACTTCACCGACGAAGGACTTGCCCTGGAACGCTACGTCCACGACCGCCAGAGCTTGGTGTACAGGACCCGGAACGTTGAGGATCTTGATACGCTTGTTGAGATCCTTAGCAGCGGTAACGCGCTGTGCTTGACGAACCAGGTACATCAGGATGTCGAAGCTCAGGTGATGAACAGACGCGTAGGCAACCAGGTATTCGGTAAGCTCCTCGTTGATGTCGTTGGAGCGGCAGACGTCCTTCACGATTTCGCTGGTCAGATCACCGTAGTCGATACGGAACATGAAGCGCCCAGGCCGATCGATCATGTATTCGTTGAGCTCCTTGTCTTCGTTGGCAGTGACCACGAACATGACGTTCTTGAGGTCAGAGTCAGAGAAGAGGGTCAGCATCGAATCTTTGGCAGACTTGCCATAGATCTTGCCGTACTCATCGAAGTAGACCATGCACGAGCCGATCAGGCCGATGACCGCTTTGAGCAGACCAGGCGGCAGCTCGTTGTTGATCAGCAGGACAGGCATCTCGAGATCGAGACACTTGTTACCCAGGTGTTCAGCCAGCAGGGATTTGCCAGAACCCTTCAGACCTTTGAGCAACACGCCGGTAGAGCACTGACGTTCTTCAAAGGCTTCCATGATTGCCGACAGGTTATCCTGGTGATCACCGTAGATCTTGCTCGGCAGGCTGAAGCGCTTACGGTCACGGACGAGATCCAGGCCATCTTCAGTGAGGTTGATGCGATAGACAGCTGGTGGAATCTTTTCCACCCGGCCGACTTCTGGAACGTTACGAGCCGATACGTGAGAACCGTGATCGAAGAATTGCAGACCCATCTTAATTTCCTTACTTAATGGTTGATGTTGCGGTTAGGATTCAAGCTTGTAATGTATCACTGAAAATGTTTTTACAGCATAAGCGCCCCTCCCCACCTCTAGTAAAGAGCACTAGAGATGTTCGTTCGTTCCACTCACTCACTTGTCTAATCGTCGACTTCATTCCTTCGATCCAAGATCTCAGTCATTACGTCTCCTCTAGAATAAGGATGGGAGCTTTTAATGCAAAAGATCAAGAGCTTATCTAACTTTTTACATGCAGCATAAAGTGAGAGTCAGGTGGATGGGTCTTACGACCCATCCACCCTCCTCTAGTTACTTACAGACCTGGGAACGTCGGATCGTCGGCGGCGTCACCGCCTTCGTTACCTTCGGTACCACCAGTTTCGTCAGCAGGCTTAGGTTCTTCAACCTCTTCCTCTTCAGGCTCAACTGGCTGTTCAGTTTCTTCTACCGGAGGAGTTTCTTCCTCATTGGCGAGTTCCTCGTTGCCGAGTTCGTCTTCGGTATTCTCCTGATCACCCATGTCTGGGACAGGAGCTTCTGCATCGAAGTCAGGTTCAGCTTCCTCTTCAGGCTGACCAATTTCGTTCAGAGCATCCTTTGTCATCTGATCGGCTTTCAGAGCACGTTCCTGACGCTTACGGTTCTTGTAAGCATCCTGCGCCACGATTTCCATGTAGTCAGACAGACCTGCCAGAAGCGCGCTTACGTGAGTCTTCATCTCTTCGTTCAGATTCATCAGAGGACTTCCATCCTCAGTGTTGACGAAGATATCCAGATCACGGAACAGACCACGCTCTCGCATCCAACGACGCAGCTCATGACCCTTGAGGGACGCGATTACGGTTGGGATGGATTCGCGGATGGTGTCGTTCATGTAACCGTGGAAGTACTCTTCCTGCACGTAAGCCGGCAAGATGGTATCGAGCACGTCGGAGTAGTTCTTGTACATCTCGATCTGCTTGGTCATGTTATCCGACTCAGGAGCCGGCAGCTTCACAGTCAAGGTATTCAGGAACTCTTCGAGGAACGCTTCCGGATCTTCCTTGAATTCATCAGGCAGATCTTTGGTGTTGTTCTCGATGATCTCCATCAGCTGTTCGACCAAAGGACCGCTGTTGTACGTGAAGATACGCACGTAGTCAGTGATCATCGGGTTGGCCAGGTTCTGGAGCACCATGACGCGCTTGAGGAGCATCAGGCTGTTGCGCACGATGGTAGTCGCGAACTCAGGCTGGTTAGCGCCGTCGATCATCTCAGGCGTCAGGCTGAAGACACGCACCAAGTCAGAACGCAGACTTTCCAGCAGATCGGTATCCACGGGGTTGTACGAACTTTCCCGTGGCGTGATAGAGGTCTTCACCTCAGGATAACGAGGGTTACCCGACACGTTCACCGATAGCGCAGACATCTGCAGCTGTTCAGCCAAGCCCTGAATGCTGACGATACCAGTAGGGAACTGGTGATACGCCAGAGCCATCGCTTCGTTAGCCAGGAAGCTCACTGTACCGACAGGATCGCCATCGTCCTCAGGGAGTTCGATGTTGATGTCCTTACCAGGAATGGCGTTCTTGGTAGCGCCGATGATGGAAGCTACGAGCAGGTTGGCGCGCATTGCTGCGAGCGACTTGGCATCTTCCAGGATGGATTTACCAATACCGTACTCGTTATAGTCGAAGGCCATGTAGACCATCAGCTCAGCAGGCACGTAAAGCATGGTGGTCTGCTGGTTCTTCATCGAACGCGAGAAGAGCAGGCGGTCAACGTGCTCGCTCTTGCTGATCTCCACATCGCCGCCTTGCAGGCCGGTCTTGATGCGGGCAATGATGTCGTGGTCGATGAACTCACCGTGCAGCTGGACCAGACGATCGATCAACTGGTTCGACGCATTTTGAATGCCGCCGTTCAGCGTTTCGTTCGCCATGTTCAGCAGTTCACCAGACACCTGGCTAGCCGAACCTACCTGACTATCGCCACCCACTGTCCCACGACGAATATCTTCGTAGAAATTCAAGCGACGGCTAAATGATAGCGGGAATCCATTTGCGTCGAGGATGATAATGTAGCCGATGTGGTTCGTCTCATCGCCTGGCACGCAGACCGGCATTACGGCCTCGATCGGGAGATGGTAAACCAGCGGATGACCTACGGTATCAGCGCCTGCTTGCTTGAGGGTCGGTACGACTTCCAGGCGGCTGCGTTTGACGCCCTGAGGAGCTCTGAAGAAACGGGAATAGATGTTGGAGGTATCGACCTCACCTTTCTTCCCGCCAGACTTCTTGTCGAGGACCGTATCGCCCTTGTCAGCCATCTCCTGACGTTCACGCGTTTGACGCTGCTTACGCCGAGACTCAAGCGAAGATTCGCCGTAGGCTGCACGCATCAGACGGGCACGCTTCTGTTCCTGCACCGCAGGCATACGCAGCGCAGCCAGGTTGTCAGTAACCTTGAACGGCAGAGTGACGGACTTCTGACCCTTCGACGCTTTGATGGTATGATAGTCCGCCATCTTGTCGCGGGTAATCGCCCTTCTGGAGGACTCCAGGCTGGCGTATGCGCCGTTTTTGGCAGTGGGGATGCGCAGGCCCAAGACACCCTTAGGTTTGAACCAATCGCCTTCCCATTCGCCACCGTAGCTCGCCACCGATTCCATCGAAGCATTGGAGTCAGTACCATTGATCATACGGTCGATGGACGCTTCAGGCAAGATCATGATAGCGTGTGCGCCGGACCAGACGAGCGCGTTGTCAATCCAATCGGGCACCTTCTTGTCGAGGTTCTGTTCTTCGACGTGGAACTTATACAGACCATCGACGAGCTGTGAGGTAAGCGCCGTGTCCGGCCCCGGCATGCCGTTGGCCATCACAAGCGACGTCGAAGAGAGGTCACCAGGCGCGACGACCGCACTGACCAGGATGTCCTTGGCAAGCTTAAGGTCTGGCTGAATCTGGAAGATGTTGCGGATGTCAGTGGCGTCACGCAGAGTGCGACGTACCACACTGGCAATCGCAGTCATGTCGACGTTTTTCAGCTTACCATTACTGGGATCCGTTCTGTCGGTCACCAGTCGTCCAAGCAGGCGTTCGTCAGCCTCACTCAGATTCCTGAACTGCGCAATCTTTTGCTGTGCGCGGTCATCGTTATCCATCTACTCCTCTCCTTAAAGATCGGGGTCAAGTCATGAATGCCTACTACAGGCTTTACATCAAAGCGGTTCTAAAGCTTGCTGCGACACTCGTGATCAAGAGTAGCTACACAGCGCGGGCAATGAACGACTATCTAAAGTCGCTCGGCTACACCGTCGATCCTGACGACCCCTACAGCTGGAAGTACTACTTAAACCTCGCCGGGGAATATCACGAAAGCAACACAATGATGAAGGTCACCTCTCTGGATACCCAGGAGGAGATTGAATTCACCAAAGCTAACTTGCGCCTTCACCGGGCAACGGCAAAGGAATACACGTACGGCAATCGGTACTATCGCGACCTGGTCGCGGCGAATCCAGATCAACAGTTGTTGATTAACGGGATCATCAACCCTGTCGATATCGAAATTTCGATATCAGCGAGTGACCATAATATCCTGTCCTACGACAGCAAGCTTGTGGAGCCCGCAGAACAGCAGCTGATCCCTGATCTGCAATGGTACATTACCAAGTATTTCGAACGTTACGACAACTCGGATTACGCGCTGTTTGAGCCGTATTACTACCCAGGTCTGCTCGGCGTCCTATATAGCAAACTGCCGACCGTCATCCTGATGAGTCGTAAGCGTGCGTGTAAGACCGATCGGGCCCACAGCTACCACATCCGTCAGTACCTGAACAGCTTCCATGCTGAGGTGGGTGCTGAGTTCGATTTCATGAGCCAGAAGCAGAAGTTGGCTCTGTATCGGAACATCCTCTACCTCAACAGGAACATCGGACGCAAAGAGACGTTCGAATGGTTGACGCAGCGGATCTTGACGGATCGTGGTTTCTCTCTGGCGACGTACGACTTCGTACACTCCACGGAGAACATGCCGAAGAACCTCGTCCCTGACATCATCATGGACCGCTACCCGCTGAACGGCATTGCGCCTGCGTCAGGTAGCGACCGTAAGTCGGTGGGTGAGCTTCTGGATCTAGAGCTGCCGCTTGCTCGTGACAACATGGTTGCTCGAGACGATACCGAGATCGAAGCCACTGCTATCATGCAGAAGTCCCTCTGGGGCAAGCTTCCGACCAAGGTGCTCGAGTCCAACGTCATCGACCGCAGCGATGCTGAGCCGTTCACGCTGACCGAAGTATTGCTCAACCACTGGATCTACCTGTCGCACTACGACCGGTTCAAGTCCGTGGTCCCGATCGTCAACCCTGCTAACGGCGACATCTTCAGGTTGTCGGTGAAGAACGCCTTCATCTTCTATCTGTACGCCTATAACAAGGCGAACGATGTAACCATGACCAAGGTCCCGGTCATTGCAGCGAAACGCGTACGACGCATCCCAATGCCTACCAAGGCTGAGTTGCGTAACTTAGCTCCGCGCAGCCTCGTCCCTGATTACTACATCGACTACATTCTGGACACCCAGGTGGAAATCGGCACGTACATCAGTATCGAAGCGTTCCGCGAGATGTGCGTGCGTGTACAAAAGGTCATGATCGGCCACCGTGCCATGCGTCACTATAATGGTGACTACAAGGCAGAAGGTGCGCTGCACACGATCATCGATCGCTGCTACATGGATATCCGGATCGACCTGGCTGATCAGATGGATTACGAGGTGTGGTTGAAGGACGTCGGCATCGACACTTCTTCCATGGGTCGTTTGGAATACGGCTTGATGGCGGCAGCTATCCTGAAGTCAGCCACTGGCGCTGACCTCGGTGACACTACCACCATGCGTCAAGTCCACGCCTCCATGCTCAGGATCATGAGAGCGCTGTCATCCTACTCCGTGCAGTACATCGCACAGATCAACGACAGTCCAATCAAGATCATCGACGGTAAGTTCCCGAAGCTCTCGATTCCTAAAGAGCATACGACGACTCACCTCGATATCGAGCTGGACATCCCGACCGTCCTCGAACAGTCTGCGTACGAGAAAGAGACGATCGACATCCCTGTCCCGCCTACGTACGTAAGCGTCACTGCCAAAGCGCAGAACGCCACCATGCGTGTGCCTACGGACATCTGGACTCGGATCATCGGAGTGGGCGATCACCATGCGCCTATTCCATTGCAGACTCCGGCCATCAGCCTAAGGCAGCCAGCGGTAACCGACTTGAGTGAATTCACTCAGAGCGGCATTGCCGGTTATCTACCAATCCCTGAGCGCGCCCTTACCGATCTCATCACTGCCGCCCGTCTCGACGGTTACGACAAGATGACAGATGCTAGACGTAAGGCGTTCCTCGGCATTTGAGGATGCGTAATGATCGCACCAGAATCGCTCCTCAGGATGCATCCGCTGGATGCCTTGAGGGCACAAATCGGGGAGCGCCTCAAGGCTCCCCTGCAAGCTAGCTACCTGAAGATCGATCCACCTAAAACGGTGAGTGGCGTCAAGACTTCCGTCCAAGTGTCCATCGACAAGAGTAAGGCTCCGATAGACCTGTGGGATCGAGTGGGCACGTTCCACTTCGAGTACGACAGGATTGATCTCACCGCCTTTACCTCCGGTCTGAACAAGACTGTCAGGTCGTCTCTACCGGTAACTCCCCAGGCGTTGCTTAGCAAGCTCTTCTATCTTTACGGGATTCCGATCATTGATAGTGACCTCGTTGATGCACGGTACACCACGCTTGGGTCAGCAGATGTAATCGCCGCTGATGAATCCTACCGTTGGGTGGGTGACACTCAGCTGACGATCGCCATGCTGGGCATTGAAATCCTTGGCCTGATCATGGTCAATACCTTCACGTTCTCGTTCACCGCCGATTGGCGTTCAGCAGATGTGAAGAACCGGATCACCACTCACCTAAACCTTGGCAACTCTGCTTCGCTACCGACGGCTGTGGTGGCTTCGATGTTCACGCTGGGTACGCCAGTAGTGAATGGTCCGGAAAGCGCTGGTAACAACACCAAGATCAAGCTTACCTTCAATGGCAGTCCGTACGAAGGTTCTGTGGACGTCGTCTACGGTCGTCGCTCCTTCCCGGACACGTTCCGCTGGCCTGTGAAGATTACCAATCCGGTGATCGACACCTCGGCCTTGGCCCCAACGCTTTCGACGAAACTCGGTTGCCTGATCACGTCCGGTGATTTGAAGGCAGAACCTATCCCGGCAGTTTCGGTAGGACAGAAGGTTTCGTTCCCTGTCCACTTCAAAGAGACGTCTCTGGCATACGTGGGTTCGATCCTCATCGAATACACCCGGACGGCTTAAGTCATAGATGGAAACCACCATGTCTGAAACGCTACGGTTATTGAAGTTCGATCCGGCCGTGGCATTGCTGATCATGGCCAACAATCAACTCAACACTAACCTGATGCCTCAGTACGCTGAGGTTAGTGCGCCCACTGCGCTTGACGAGCTTCTAACCAGCGTGGTGATCACCACGCATCCGTCTAATGACGATGGGATCTATCGCCGCCATACTGGCAGCATTACCTATCGTTATAATCGGATCCATGTGGCCGACATCTTCGGTACCATGCGGTTGGATCTGACGCCCCCGACTACGGTCGGCGGTGTGATGAAAAACCTCGCGAACGCTTCTGGTCTCGTTATCACCGATGATGACTTTGAGAACGGGTTGGTCACCGACAACTCATTCATACTGAAGGCTAAGCCTCAGTCACTGCGATGGGTTGGCGAGACGACAGTGATGCTGAACGACCCAGGTGAGGCAATCCAGCTTTCTGAAGCATTCCCAATCAACATTCTTGACGGCTTGTATCCACCAGTGTTTTCGTGAGATATGGGTGAAGGGGCCATGAGATGGTATCGTACAGCGATCCAAGACTATCTCGTTTCAAGAAGAAGTCGAAAGACCTCTTGATCGATTATATCAACTTCAAGAACAACCGAGGTTTCCGGCCTGACCAGATCCTCTTCGGTGTTCCTGAGATGGTAGATGAGAACACCGGCTTGACGCACGTCGAGCTCCAGTTCAAAGAAGAGCTGGGCTGGAGTCGGGACAAGGCTATCCTTGCCTACAAGCGTCTGGACATCAACCAGCTGATGGGCAATAAGCCAATCGTCCTACATGTGGCTGAAGAGACCGATGAAGCCATCTACGCGGCTCTCTTAGAGCAGTACGGCTGGTTGCTTGAGCCTGAGCTGGCTGACCTTGAAATCTCCTCTAGGGGCTTCGAGAGCGCTGCTAGCAACACCAACCTTGGTGGGTTCGAAGTAGAAGACAACAGCGAAGGGGAAGAGGTGATAGTGCCGCCTTACTTGGAGAACAGGAATTACATCCTGACCTTCAAGCCTGAGAACCTGATGTACTACGGTGAGGTGAAGATCTTCACTCGCAAGAGCATCGAACTGCTTGGAACCACTATCGACTCACTCCTCGATCTGCGTGAGTTCTACGCAGACGGTAACTACGATCGTCCATTCGTTGACTTGTTCGGCGACGCTGGTGCGTTCTACGTGACCGATGAGAAGACTGGCGATAAGACTCGCCGGGCATGGGAAAGCATGCTTTACGAACTGACCGTTGAACAAACCATCGACGTAGGGAGCGGCTTCCCTAAATTGATGCAGCTACTCACCGGCGATGAGTGGGTGATCTCTTCCGAGAAGGTTCCGTTTAACCTGAATGACGTAAAGGTCGTTTACAACGGCTTCGTCAGCAAGGACTACAGCGTACCCGATCCTGCTTACAACTATGTTGTAGCGCTCGAGCTGGGTCCTCTGTGTGAAAACCTGCAAGGTATCTTCAAGATCGGCTATCGCTTTAGCGACTCGAGGACCCCAGGTAATCTCCCGTACGACCGTGCGTCCGTTCATCCACTCTTCACTCGTTAAGGTACATCCATGAATACGGTACAATCTACCGCCTACGGCCTCGAAGTAATGTTGCGCATGCTGTTCGGCCACCCGCCGGCCATGGATGCAAAGTCAACCATGAACGAGCGCCTCGACATCCTCGGCAACGCCCGCCCCACTGCTACTGAAAAGATGCAGATGGGTATCCTCGTAGCCGGTAACAAAGGTCACGAAGTCACCATCGGTAACGGCGGTATCGGCCTGACGTCGATTCTGGACCACATGGCTACCAACGCCTCGGTCTACAACCCAATGCCGTTCTGCATGCGTACCGTGGATGAAGACATCCCACTAGCCCAACGTGCCAAGTACGCGCTGCGCAAAGAAGTCACCGTCGGCGGTATCAACTACTACGCCTACTTCGGCCTGCGCCTGGCCATCGGCACCGATGATGTCCACATCGTCAAGAAGAAGATCACTACCGAGGGCGATACTGTCATCGAAGAACCGTGGGCGCCTTCGACTTCGGACCTGTACCCAGATCCGATCCTGCTCCCGCAAACAGGCGCGGTTACCACCACTGATGTGAAGATCCAGGTCTCCGCAATCACCACGGTGAAGCTCAACGCCAACGACATCGAAGAGTACATCAACGTCGCCAAGATCATGTACGGCGGCGATGAGCGTTACGCGGTGCTCTCCGAGTTCGCGCTGTGCACCGGTGCTGACCGCACCGTCACCGTACAGTCGACCGCTGGTAACATCAACTTCGTTGAATCCATCGGCACCCAAGCGTTTGCGTACGCCGCAGACCACAAGGCTGTTTACTACAACTCGCAAGAACTGACGCTGGACTTCGATGTCGGCGCGCAAATCCCACTCCTGGGCACTGCGTCTATCCCGACTCTCGAGACTATCGGCACCCTCGCCGCTAATCCGAACGAAGTCACGCCGTAAGCTTGCCTGATATAAGGAGAGCGGTGTAACCTAATAGTTGCACCGCGACGCCGTTATGATTACAATCAGCAGCAACGGTTGGACGTACCGGATTGTCGGTATCGACAACGGAACTAACACCGTGGGATTCGTGGTCATCGACCATAACCTGCGGACGGGCATCTCCACCGTCGTATTCGCAGAAACCATCACTGCTGATCGTTCCGCTTACCTCCGGTTTCCGGGTATCTCTGCTCACCGCAGTAAGTTGCATGCACGCTTGGCTACCATCAAGCCGTGGATCGCAGACCTGATGGAAGAGCACGACCCGGACATCGTTGGGTGTGAATCTCCGTTCGCCCACCTTGGCATCAATACTTACGCAACTCTGCTTAAGTCCATGGATGCTATCGAGGACGAGGTCTACGATTACAGGTCTACCACTGACTTTGTAAAGATCCCACCGGGGAAAGCCAAGAAGGCCGTGTGTCCTCCTGGCGATTATAAGAACGATAAGGAATCCATCCGCCAATTCATCTTGAAGGATGAACGAATAGTCGCTGGTTCGGGCATTGTACTCGACCGGTTAGACGAGCACTGCATTGATGGGATTGCAGTGGCTAGATGTTTGGCGCTTGATGCTGCCCGCGCGTTCGCTTAGAGCAAGGAGTCAGGGCTAATAACATGGAGTGTAATGGCTCCATGATATCACAACACAACATCATCTGGGGGTTCTTATGAACGTGAAGGATGCTATCGATCTGATGGCTAGGAACCCGGCGGTGGGCTTTCCTTGGGAACCGACCTTGGTCAATCTGGTCAACGGTTTTCTTCCCTCAGGTTGCCAGTTGGACCCACACACCGCAGAGGCTCTGGAAATCCAGAACGCTATCGATAGCTTGGATGCCTCGATCCAGGAGATGGTCCTCACCTCAAGTATAGGCGCGGCCAATGTAGCTGCGTCGGTGCCAACACCGTCGATCCCTGCTCCAAAGCAATCTAAAGCGGATCTGCAGAAGTGGGCTGGTTTCCTCGTCTGCATCTTTGCCTTGTCGATCGCCGCGAAAATTGGCGATGGTGCCATTGTGCTCGAGATCATTAAGGTCTTCGCGCCATTGTTGGGTGTTGATCTCCCTTCTGGGCAGTAAACAGCATAGAGCCCCGGGATGACTCCCGGGGTTTTATGCCGCTCAGCCGCGGTGACCAATGGTCCCGACGTTGAAGATACGACGTACACATTCCTTACCGACGCGATGCGTGGCCATCGAAGTTTTCCGCAGGCGCTCGATATACACCGACCAGAGGGCCATTAATTCACGCTCGGCACGAGGGTAAGTAACGCTAGACACTTCACCGCTATTCGCCGCTCGAATAGCCAGACTCAACTTAGACGCATAGGCCATGATCAGTCCTCCACATGGACGTTAGTCGAACGGAAGTACTTCTCGTACAGCTCACCAACCTTTTCGTTGATGCCGTTCGTATTGGCTTCTTTGGCCGCTGGCGTGACGATGAGGATTTCGTCATACTTGAACGGAATATCACCCGCTTCGAGCACAGTTCCTTGAGGAAGCTCAGCATCCACCTTAACCCACGGTACCAACTCACCACGCTTGTTGTAGAAGACGTCCAGTTCGAACTTGAAGCGGATATCTTTATCTTCCAGCGTGGAGTCGACGAAGTAACGTGTCTTGATCAGCCCCTGGTCAGCGAGCAGTTTGAACTGGTTGAAACGAGTGACCGTAGTCAGCAGGTTATCTTCCAGCTTACCTTCCGCACCTTGGCTGGTCTTACAGGTTTCTTCGTACGAGGTGTTACCGTCAACAGTATCGGTCCTACGAACGCGTATGTTGCCGCTGGAAGCGTTTTTGTCAGTCTTGGGGATGTAGATACCCCATTGCTCCTGACCCTCGTGTCCGGTCGCCTTTGCCTTGATCTCGTCGATGTCGTAACCGAGCAGATAGACTTCGTTCTCGTATTCGATGCCGGAGGATTCAAAACTTTCCTCACTCTCACCGTCAACGAATGCCAGTTTTTCAATAAGAGACATGTCCACCTCGAAAAATAGACAAAAAAAATACGCCGCCATGACAGGCGACGACCGTGAGCACTGCTGAGGTGCCCACGGATTCGTCCTACAGTATTAGTCAGAGGTTTATGGAAGGGTTGTCGACGTCCTAGCTGATGAGGCAGGACGTCTGGAGGTTACAACTGTGCCATTGCCAGAATGAACGCCTCTTTGCGGGCGGCAAACGGCAGCACTTCTACCAGACGGTTGTCAGACGTCGACAACAGCAGCCGGCCTTTCTGAGGAGCTGGCAAGACCTCGTCCAGGCGGCTGTACAGTTTCCGGATCTCGAGGAACAGCGCGTTGTTCGCCGATGGCTCGATCACCAGACCTTCTTTGGATTCCAGCAGTTGCAGACCCAGGCCGATGTCGTCCAGGGTGTGGTCTACCGAAATGATTGCAGCGAAGTCGATGAAGACTGCTGCGTTGACGTTGGTTGCTTCGCCAATCAGGTCGCCAGCCAGCGCGGCCAGATCTTCTTTGACGATGTGACAGCAGGCGATGTCGGAAACGAAGTGCATGCGCTTGGCGAATGCAGCTGCTTCTTCAGCGCCACGACGATCACGGAACGCCGCCAGCAACTTGCCGTAGCTGGTCGCGAAGTTCAGCTTGGCGATGTCGAACTGGAACTGGTAGGTGGAAGCACGAATGGTGTTGACCGAGAACCGGCGGTTCAGGTTTTCCCACAGCGGCTTCTCGAACTCCGGCTTGAGCTTCATCAACAGATCAGAAGCTTCGGTCAGAGTGGCCGCAGCATGCACCTGGTTGATCAGATCCAGCTGGCTCTCGTCACGCAGCAGCACCGGCGTACGCAGGATGTGCAGGTCGATACGAGGCTGACCTTCGTCGCTTACCATCTTCACTTGGCTTTCGAACACGGCGCCCTGGATGCTGTCGATGGTATCGGCTTTACCCAGGGTCATTTGTTCTTCAGGGATTTCGCGCAGGATCTCGGCCAGGCGCACAGTCTTGCTACGTTGTTCGATACGGCTGTTGGTTACGCCGTCTTCACGGTTGGCCAGGCTGATACCTGCGGACAGGGTACGTGGCTTGGCATCGGGTTCACGGGTTTCTTCACGCAGGCTGTGGGCCATGTGGCGGTTGTCGTCGTTCACTTCTACGAGCTCCTCGCGGACTTCGCCGCGTTCATTCATGACGTAATACTTGATGTGGGTATTGACGTCATAGACCGTTGGGATGGTGGAAAGGATGTCTTCGCCATTACCAGTCAGCTTCCACTTGGTAACGCTGGCAGCTTGGTAATGGTACTCGCCTACCCAGTAATCGTCGTACGGGTTGGCTTTAGTGTAGTCAGGACCCTGGATGACAAAGCCTGGATCCTCACGGCGCGGGGCCTGTTCGGTGTGGTGATATTCAGGACGCTCTTCACGAGCTGTACGTTCTTCACGTTCAGGCTCGCGACGATCATCATCCTCACGACGATCGTCGTCATTGTGGCCGGTATCGGCTAACCAATGAGCACTGTCGTCGGAACCGCGATCGCGGCCTCGCGATCCGCCAGACCGTCGATCATCTCGGCGACTATCACGAGAATCACGACGATCATCACGATCACGACCGCGGCCACGATAGTCCCGATCATCATTCTCGCGTGAGCGTTCGCGGCGAGACCCTTCCACCATTTCTTGAGCATCGGCACGGGCGTCCTTCATCTCGTTGTAAATGGCGTCACTCAGATCCCGTGATACACGACTATCGCTAAGCACCAGCTCAGCGAAATGACCATCGACGACGATCTCAACCGTCTTGTCGATGATATCGGCTTCACTATCACCGCGATCGCCGTACTTACGATCAACACGATCGTAGGCTCCGACGATGCCATCTACCAGTTCATTGAAGTTTCGGTTTTCCCAACGACGATCGCTGAGTTGGTCTGCGTAGCTACGACGCAGATCCAACATCAAGTCGTCGCGGATATCCCGGGATTTCGCCTGTGCGTTGATGTAGCGAATCGCTGCATCAGCACAATCGTCCCAGAAACGATCTCCACTCATTTAATACACACTCCTGTATTGCGCGGGATTTGTTAATTACGGCGAACAGCATCATCGATGTGATCGATGACCGGCCTCATGTGTTCTTTGCGACAGATGGTATTCTTTCCGTCGAGCAACGTCGTCGGGTTGATCGTTGCACAAGCCAACGGATAGTTCTTCGGCAAGATGCCGTAGTTACCACATTCAGCACGAGATGCATGCATTCGCGACAGAGGATCGTTCACGTTGATGTTGGTCGGCTTCTTACCCCCAGAGGTTTGAGCCTGCATCACCAGACGGGAAGTGATCTTGAAGAACATGTTGTCTCCGGGCGTAGAGACAGACGACATGAAGGCCTTCTGACTGGTCTTCCTGAGGTTGAAGATGATGGTTGGCATGAACCACTTACCCAGGATCTTGTTGTAATCCTCGGCGGTGTGCTTAC